ATATGTGTCATGACTTATTAGTTAACGTTCGTTTGCGAATCGTGAAGTGTATGCATGCTCTAGGAGATATACCATATGGTTATCAATAAGAGCCTAGATGAAGTTGAACTCATCGCTGCACTACTTCATGACGTTCAAAAAACGCATGGGGTTGTGTTTAACATGAGAGCATGTAACTTAACCTGTAAAAAGGTTAGGAAACGTGTTCTCTCGGAAGGTTTGGGTTTTCTCACGAAAACTCTCCCTCGTCTCGGCAAGGCCTTTGATAAGGCCCTTTTAGCTAATAACAAGTTTGACTGTATCACTGTAGGCTTTAAACCCTATAATGGTACTGCGCTTCCGAGCTTTCTCGGTGAGCTCTTCTCACTTGTATTCGCACCAGACGGCGGGTTACTTCCGGAACCTTGTGTCCAAAGTATCAAGCAAATCCGGCTGATCTTATACTCATTTTCTAAGTATAAGCTGCCTTATTCACATGAACAAGAACAACAAGTCATCTCAGCTTTTGAAAAAGCTGAGAATGACATCTGCAACGTTCAACCGAAGCTCAAAAAGTTATTGGGCCAGGTTGAACTCAAACTTCAACAGGAGATTCAAGAGGAAAGTAGCGAAAGCTGCTTCCCAATTGGGTCATCCTGGAGAAGTCCAGATGATCACGTACTCGAAGGCGAAAGCCAACGACTATGTGATGGACTGGATGTTGGGTCGAGCAATCGTCATCAAAATGACGACACTACTCGATACCAATATATATGTAGTGCTCGCTTAAAGAAAGGCTCTTATGAAAGTGCCGATCCTATCGCGATCACGCGCGGTGCTAGGAGGTTACTTAGTAATCTCTTTAGCACTTTCGATCCAACTGACATCGTGCCGAAACATGGACCTGGGGCTGTCGCTACAAAGCAACAACTCGAGGCCAAGTTTAAGTGGACGAATGTCAGTCGGACTATCACTGACAAATATCCCTTGGATGCATACTTTTTTGCATCTTTGGGACACGTCTGTGACGAATACCGAAACCTTAGTGGAATCGGAGAAGTGAGTCTTCCCGCACGGGTTATACTCGTGCCGAAGGACTCTCGCGGCCCTAGACTCATCTCTGCTGAACCCGTTGATTTTCAATGGATCCAGCAAGGACTGTCGAAGGCTATTGTAGAGTTAGTGGAGCGCCATCCCATCACAAAGTGGAATGTTCGCTTCACAGACCAACTACCTAACAGGTTTGGGGCCCTAGTGGGCTCTAAACAAGGAAGGTACTCGACTCTGGACCTCAAAGAGGCTTCAGATAGAGTAAGCGTTGATCTAGTTCGCCTGCTGTTCCCAGAGCATATTTTTGAATATCTCATGGCCTGCAGGAGTTCCTGTACTCTTCTACCAGATGGCAGACAAATAGAGTTACAGAAGTTTGCGCCGATGGGTTCAGCATTATGCTTTCCCGTCTTAGCGCTAACTATCTGGTCTCTACTGTCAGCTGGTGTTGAGGATACTGATACTCGTGAGAGTATCTATGTATACGGTG